CGTCGAGGATGTCGCGCTTGCCGCTGTTGTACCAGCCCGAGGCCATGGTCCTCTCCTACGCGGCTCGCGCCGCTCCTTCGATGTGCACGAGCTCGACCTCCGCGGTGACGCACGCCAGCACACGCCTGGTCGCCGTGCCCGCCTTGCCGGTCTGCGTGAGATCCCAGGACCGCTGGAACGCGAGCACCGCCGCCCGCGTGAGCCTGCCATGGTCCCCGTCGAGGTCTCCGGCGTAGAGCCCCAGCCTGGCGAGCGCGCGCTGCACCTCGAGGTCGTCGAGCTTGAGCTGCTCGCCGTAGAGCTCCTGGATCCGGGCCTCGGCGGCGCGCGCCCACGTCGCCGCACGTCGGCCGTCGACCCTCTGGTAGTACGGGCTGCGGCCGCCGTCCTCGGGGGCGGGCATGAAGTTGAAGTGCCACTCTTCGTGCCCCCTGCGCGCGTCGCGCCGGTGGCAGAACCAGCGGTGGTCCGCCAGCTCGCTGAGCAGCCGCTGGTAGGTCCAGCCCGAGCGCTTCAGCGTCTTCGTCACCGCGACGTCGAACGCGCCGCCGTAGCTGTGGTGGCTGTAGCCCGGCGGCATCGTCCCGCCGGCGTCCTTCCCTCGCCGCCGACGAGCGTCACGCGAGCCCGCCGGCGAGCGGAACACGTCAGAGAAGTAGAGCACGCCAGGGTGCTCGGCCTCGAACGCGACGAGCGAGCGAGCCGCGTCGGGGTGCAGGTAGCGGAACCGCTCGGGCAGGTTGTCCCCGCCCGGCGTGGGGTAGATGCCGCGCTTCGCGAACTGCGCCGGGAGCGGGGTGAGCTGCAGCGTCAGCACGAGACCACCTCGCCGTCGCGGATCCAGCCGTGCCACCGGCAGCCATCAGGCTCCACACGCTGGATCGACGGCGACAGCGTGAGGGCCTCGAACGTGTCGCCGGTGCGGTTCCACCCGCGCCCGCCACTGTAGCCCTCGGGAGCCGGCTGCCCGTCGAGCGGGTTGGCGAAGGGGACCGCGCACCTCCGCCCGCAGCCGCATGGGCAGTCGAAGGAGACGCCGATGCCAGAGCGCTCTGGCACCGGCAGCCCGGTGCGCGCGTCGCGCACACCCTCCCCGCCGCAGCCCAACCACCTCGGGCGAAGATCGACGAGCTTCACGACAGGACTCCTCTCACGCCGGCGACGAGCGCCCACCCGAGCGCCGCGCCGGCCATGTTGCTCACCAGCGGATCGACCAGCCAGCGGTTCACCGGGTGCTCGAGCTCGCGCCCGACGTGCGTGAGCTCCTGGCGACGTTCCCACCACTCGAACGCGTACCCGAGGGCCAAGCACACGACGACCGCGAGCCAGAGCGGCGCACGGAACGTCGAACCCTGCGCGAGCGCCGCGACGTCGATGACCGCGACGAGCGCGGCCATGCCGACGAACCACGTGATGATGTGGTAGGCGAAGTACGGCCACTCGATGATGCGGCGCCAGGCGGTCACCTCAACGCTCCCCACCGGCGCCCGCATCGGTCGCAGTCCCCGACGATGAGCCGCCCGGTGCCCCACCGCCGTAGCTCGACTCGGCCGGCGCAGCGGGGGCACGGCCGCACAGGATCCACGCGTCTCGCATCCACCGCCGCTCGTCGAGGACGTTGGCGCGCATGACGGCCGCCGCCTCGTCGGTGAGGCAGGCGGCGAAGGACGACGGGCACCCGTCAGCGGCCCGCGCCAGTCGGACCTGGCGCGCCGTCGGCGGCGGGTCCTGGAGGCACGCCGGTGGCAGCACTGGCCTCTCCACGACCCTCGCCCGACAGCAGCCGCTCCAGGTCGTCGACGACAGCAGCACGAGCATCGGGACCAGTACACGCATGGATTCTCCTCAGCATCTCGGCACGCTCGCGCTCGCGGTCCGCGATCACCGCGTCGAGCCGCGACACCCGGCTGTCCCGCTCGAGCTGCACCGACGACAGCGCAAACGAGATCGTCGTCGCGTCCCGCTCGGCCTGCCGCCACCGCCAGGCGAAGAAGATCGCCAGCCCGACCGCGATGGCGAGCAGGACCGCCAGGATGGCGGCGAGCTCGGCCACGCTACTTGCCGCCCGCCGGCGCGGCGTCCCGTGGCTTCGCCATCTTCTTCGCCCAGGCCCACGCGCCGGCCGACATGAACGTCATCCCGAGCCCGGCCGCCAGCGTGGACCAGGTGACGCGCCCGGCCGCAGCCGCCTCGGCGAACGCCGTCCCCATGCCTGCCAGGAGCACGAGCGTCGCCCCGCCGCGGTCGGTGGCGAACCAGGGGACCACCTTCGAGCCATAGCGTCGGACCACGGCGATCACCGCGACGATGCACAGCATGGTGAAGAGCGGCCAGTCCTTCGCCTTCGCCGCGTCGACGATCTGCTTGCCCGTCCCGAGCGGGTCCATCTCCGGGTTGGCGATCGCCGGCTTCTCTGGCGTCGTGGGGGCCGGCGTCGCCGTCACCGGGCCCGCGTCGGGCGCGGCGGCGGCGTGGAGCTGCTCGTGCAGCGCCTCGGGCGTGGACTGCGCGTCCGCCGACTGGCAGGTCGCGAGCAGGATGATCGAGAACAGCAGGGTCTTCATGGGGTGCTCCTTGGGTCTGGTTCCTTGACCGGCCGCGCCCCGACGGCGGCGGCGATCTCCTTGATCTGGTCGCTCATCCAGGCGACGCGGACCTTGAGCTCGCGCAGCTCGAGGTCCTGCGCCTGGTCGTGCTCGTCGTTCTTCTGGACCACCTGCGCGCGGGCGAACGTTCCGACGAACGCGGCGGCGGTGCCGCCGGCGACGAGCAGCGCAAGCGCGACGCCGAGGATGGTCTTCCAGGAGTTGATCCGGTCGGCCCAGGTCTTCGCCCGCCGGTCCTCGACGACGATTGGCGCGGTGTCGTCGACGTCGTGCCCATTGCTCTCGTCGATCGTCATGGCGAACCTCCTGAGCTCACGGAGATGAAGCGCCAGGCCTGACGGACGTCGCACTCGCCGACCGTCATCGGGATCCAGTGGCGCGACGCTTCGACCGCTCGTCCGCTGCGCGACCGCACCTCGAGCTCGTGCATCTCGCCCGTGGCGACCTCGTAGACGAACACCGACGATCCGAGCGCGGACGAGGAGCAGGCCCGCAGCTCGGCGGCCTCACCCTCGCGGAGGACCTCGAGGTCCCCGTCGCAGTCGGCAGGCCGCCCATCGCGGAACTCGCGCACCCACACGGCCACGGTGACGCGGCACGACCCGTCGGGCGAAGAAGCCTCGGGCGGCGCGCCACCCTCCACGCAGCTGGCAACCGCGAGAACCAAGAGCGCGCTACGTCCGGTCATAGGTGTACTCGCAGTAGTAGGCGGCCTTGCCGTTGGTGGTGTTGTCGTTGCGCACGTTGATCCGGTAGTACGTTCCAGTTGCGACGGTTTCCGTGAGGCCGCTCTGACCGATGTCCTGCTCGGTGCCGTTCGCTGCAGACGTCTGCGTTGAGCCGACCTGCGTCTGGTTGCCGCCGTTCGACCGCTTCCAGAGCGTCGCCGAGAGCGTCGCACCACCCGAGTTCACGTCGAGGACGCGCACCTTCCACGCCTTCAGCCGCGCGCCGACGGGAAGCACCAGGCCGAAGCTGGCATCGGCGTTCGCCGTGGTTCCGGCCGTGATCTGGTCGGGCGTCGTCGAGGTGCCGAAGAGGTGTGCCCACGAACTCGAGACGAGCGCCAACGACGCCGGTAGCTGCGTGATCCGATCGCCATGCTTGATGTCCGCCTCGGCCGTCTTCACCGAGGTCGTGCCCTCGAGCGTGCCCGCAGTCACCGAGTCAAACGTGTTGATGACGGACCCCGACGAGCCGACGATGTCCGCGCCGGAGTTGCAGTTGATGTTGCGCGTCGTCGAGAGCGTGCCGGCCGTGTTGAGCGTCACGCCGTTCTGGAACGTCGCCGCGCCCGTCCACGTGTGCGCCTCGGCGAGGAACCCGTCCAGCCAAACGATCCACTGGTAGATGAGGTTCAGGAGCCAGTTGAAGTACTGCGCGCCTGGCCTCTCGGGCGGCACCCAGCCGACGTCCTTCTTGCCCGGCGACGGCTCGACGATCGCACCGCCAACGTTTGCCCAGCGAGGCAGTGAGGATGGCTTTGGCATCTACGTCCCCTCTGAGACGGAGGCGAATTTCCCTCCACCGCCTGGGCTGGTGGTGTCGTCCAAGCCCTTCCCGGCAAAGGGGTACAGCGTCACCGGCGTGTCGACCGACCAGGTGAAGTTGTTGCTGAGCGGTGGCGTGAGGCCCTGGAACTTGTAGACCGGGCCCCCCAGCGTCGCGGCCTGTGCGTAGTGGTAGACCTCGAACGTCCCCGCGGGATCGCGTAGCGCGATGTCTCGATCGGACGCGGGGAAGCCGGCAACGCCCTTGACCGTAATCTCCGTCGCGCCCGTCGGAGCCAGAACGGTGAGGTAGGTCTGGCACGCCATCGTGAACATCTCGCCGGCAACGTCCTCCTGCCACTCGAGCAGGCCACGCACGCCCGCCGCCTTGGCGTCGGCGAGGAACTTCGCGAACTCGGCGGCATCACCGGCGAGGATCGGCTCTAAGATGCGCAGCACGAAGCCGGCGGGGAACTGGTCCTCGAGCTCCATCTCATCGATGCCGAGCGTCCGGAACACAGCGTAGATGTCCTCGCTCATGCCACGCGTCTTGTTCACGCGGATGCGCGCCTTGATCCGGTTCCGGTAGGTGGTGTCGCTCACGCCATCGCGCGGCTGCCCGACGAGCCGTCCAATCACGTCGAGCTGCGCGCCGGCGGCACTGTCCAGGCGGTACAGGAGGTAGATGTCGCGCAGGACGTTCTCGACCCCTTGCGCGATGTCGCCAAAGCCCTTCGCCAGCTTCTCGAAGTTCGGCCGGCGCTTGAACTGCTCCGGCAGCCTCGAGAGGGCGATGTCGCGGTGGCTGACTTCGTTGAGCGCCATCACGGCACTCCGTTGGAGAGGTTCACGGTGATCCGGCTGGTGTCGTGCACCTGCTGTTCACGCGGCGCGATCGCGATGGTCGTCTCGAGGGTCGGCGAAGCCGACAGGCCGATCTTCGCTGCGGTCACGTCGAGCACGCCGGCGATGGTGAAGACCTCGGCCTTGATGCGCGACGACACCACGTCCTTGCCGGTTGGCTGCGCGTTGCCGTGCTTGACGATCGCCGCCTCGATCTGGTCGGCGCCATCAGACGGGAACACGTCCGGATCCTTGATGACGTCGACGGTGACGTAGATGAGCTTCTCCGTCGGACGGCTGAACTTCACCGTGCGAACGATCCCCTGCGAGTCGGTGACGGTTCCGGACACGCCGCCGTGCGTCTGGATCCCCTGGCACACCGTGCGGAAGAGCGCCTCGCGGATGTCGGCCTCAGCGCCGCCACGAACCACCCCCTCCACGGAGTGCGGCGGCATGCCGTCGCCGTTCGTCACGTCGGTGTCGTTGACGAAGATCGTCGCCGACTCGACGTCCTCGACGTCGAGGACCTCCTCGAGAATGGCGTCGAGCGAGTGCAGCGCGCCGGCGACGAGCTCGACCGCTCGGCGGATCCTCAGCTCCTCGTCGGTCTCCTGATCGGTCCCTGGGTTGGCGTCGAGCAGGTTGACGACCGTCTGCCAACCGGACACCGGGGTCTCGATCACCGAGATGGATCCGGCCACGGCGTTCTGCGGCCCCGTCTCCTGGGCTTCCGCTGCCACATCCACGGCACCCGTCCCCTCGCCGAGGTACCGCCAGGTCACCGTCCCATCGGTGATCGCCGAGCCTGTTCCGGTGGGTCCACCCGAGCCTGCCGACGTGCCGGCGACGGTGCACTGGTAGGCACGCGAGCCGTTGAAGACCCGCTGCCCGACGACATAGCCGGTTGTCGGGGCCCAGGCCGGCAACGTCAGGAGAGTCACCTGGACCGTGGTCTCGAACCGCGTGCCGAGGGTCACCACGGACGCGACGCGCGCGAGCGCGAGGACGGTCCCAGGGGTGCCCGTGGCGGTGAGCGTGACGGTCGAGGGCGTGGCCGCCTCCCGGAAGGTCCCGGTCAGCGCACACAGCCCCTCAAGCGAGTCGCCGGTCGCCTCGTCGGGGTCCTGGCTGGCGTCCACCGCCTCGGCCACCTCCCACAACGAGGCCAGGGCGTCGGACAGGATGCCGATGAGCACGCCGAAGGCCGACTTCGGGCCCAGGTCGATGTTCTCGCCGAACTCCTGCTTGAACGACTCCTCGAGGTCCGCCTGGATCTCGCCGAGCGTCTTGCGGGTGAACCCCTCGACGGTGAGGCCGGCCATCAGCTCACCCCAGGCGCGGACACGGACCCGGAGAACTCGCCGAAGTCTGTCGAGACGGTGAAGCCGATCGTCGCGACGCGCTCCGCAGGATCGAAGCGCAGGTCGAGCGAGGTCACGTCACGAACGCCGGTCACCTCGAGCAGGTAGGACCGGACGAGCTCGCGCACCGCCACGAAGTCGGGGTTCTTGACGAGGACCTGCTCGAACCAGGGGAAGCCCTCCTCCTCGTCGAGGAACCATTCACCAAGGAACCACTGGAGGTGGATGCGGCAGGCTTGGGCGATTGCCTCCCCATCGGACACCATCTCGATGTCCGCCCCGATCACAAGGTCACCCGTCGTTGGGTCCACCTTGAAGTCGCGGACCGTCGCCACGTCGAGATGACGGTAGCGGTCGAGGGCTAGCGTGTTGGGTCAGCCGCCCTTGAGGACGGTGGTGCCGGTCGCCGCACTTGCTGGCTGGTTCGGAGCCCCTGTCACGCCTGATACAGGGTCATTGTGGGTGTGGCTGTTGTACGTCGAGATCGCGGACGCCAGCTCGGCGAGGAGGGCGAGCGCCGCGGTCCCGCCCGCTTGGATCTGCGTCCCGGTGATGTCGATTCGGGGCGTGGTGTCCTTGCCGATCGTCATCCGGTCGATGGGGGCGCTCCCCAGCGGATGCGCGAAGTCCCTCAGCCCGGGGATCGCGACCGCGTCCATGAGCGCGTGCCGGTGGTAGATGCCTGGGTCCACCGGACCCCCGCCCTGGTCGAGCCAGCGGTCGAGCGACGAGCAGCCGAAGAGAAGCGCGACGGTGTCCCCCACCGCCAGTGGGAAGGTCACGCGGAAGCCGCCGGCGCCGGGGAATACGACGGGCACATTGGGGACGACCGGCAGGTCCTCGACGACGCGCTCCTCGCCCTCGTCGAGAAACCAGTCCTTGATGAGCGGCTGCACGTCGGCCTGCTGGAGAGCGGCGTCGTAGCGCACGACCTTCCCCGGGAGCATCGTCCGCAGGCCGGCCATGGCCGCATGGACGGCGGCGTCCAGCACCTTGGCCATCGTCGGGCTGCGCGTCGTCACAGCGGCACTACCTCGGCCGTCGAGTACCACTCGCCCCCTGCCGTGTCCCCCGAATGCTCCACCTTGTGCACGACGTACCTGCCCTTCTGCGCCGCGGCGTCGAGCTCGAGCTGCCCGCCAGGGCGGATGGTCGGCTGCAGGAGTGAGCGCACGCGCAACACCGGCGGACCGCCCTGCTTCAGGGGCGAGCCGAACTCGGGCGAGCCGATGAGACCTGAGTCCGGTGTGAGAAGCACCGCCCCGCCGGACATGGCCGCGTCGACCTTCAAGATCTGCAACCGTCCGTCCTGGATCGACCACTCGTAGCCCTGCGCAGAGAGCGCCTTGGTCAGTTCTCGGCTCGCCGGACCGTGGGCGACGTAGCCGTGCTTGAAGTGCCCCTTCACGCTGCCGGCCTGCTCGACCAGGTTTCCGAGGTCGAGGCCCATGCGCTTCCCGATCTCGTGCACGATCGTCGTCGCGGGGGTACCACCCTTGAATGCGATGTTCACGCGGGCATGGCGGAACGCGCGCTCTCCGTCACCCGCCTGGATCTTCGTCGCCCATTCCGCGCCGGGGTGTGTGTGCTCGATGAGACGCACGTCGCCCCCGAAGACCTGCGCCATCGTGTCCGCGTAGCCGGCCTGCAGGATGAGCTTGGCGCCCTTCGCCTGCATGCCTCCACGCGTCGCCTCCGCGAGGTTGAAGATCGTCGCCTCGCAGGTGTTCGGTTCCTTGCTCCTGGTCTTCACCACGCGGAACTGCACGCGCAGCTCCTCGACCTCGATGGCGTTGAGCGACACGCCGGCGAAGTCCTCGGCCATCGGCTGAGCCACCGTGACGCGCACCCGCCTCTCGAAGAGAGAGAAGCCCTGCGTCGGCTTGAGGGGCAGAAGCGCCGAGCCGAAGAACGGCACCTAGCCAGGACCCCCGACCTCGAAGTACTCGAGCTGCACGCGGCTGCCGAGCTCGCCCAGGCCAGGGTCACGCCCCTCGCCCGACGTGTCCACCGCCAAGAGGGCGCCCGGTGGCATGCCCTTTACGCCCCGCGCGCGCGCAGCCAGCGGGAGCCCGACCGTGACGCGGATGCTCGTGCGGATGGGCGTCCCGTCCTCGGTCCGCACGTCCATGAACCAACCGCTGTCGCGGTCGTTCCAGTAGAACTCTAGCGTGTACGTCGCGCCGTCGAGCACCACCTGGAGGTCGAAGTGGGTCAGCTCTGGGTCGGTGGGCAGCGGCAGCGTCGCCATCAGAGCAGGCCCCAGTTCTTGAACGCCGGGCCACCGTACTGCTCCAGCGTGGACGCCTTCCGGGACGTCGACACGTCCTCGAAGACGTTGTTGAACTGCTTGTTCACCGCCTTCACCTTCGCGTCGGTGATCCGCTTGCCCGACTTCTTCCCGAGGCGCACCTTCCTTCGCCCGTTGGCCTTCTTCGTCTTCTTCTGGCGCAGGGTCGTCGTCTTGTTCTTGACGATGACGAGCTCGCGGAACGTGGCGGAGAACCGCAGGGCGTCCCCGGTCCGCGGGTCGCGCGGCACGCTGAGGCTGGTCATCAGCATGTTCGTGTACGTCCGCAGCTGGGTGATGACCGTGATCAGCTTCGGCGTCCTCCGCAGCGCCTCGAGCTTCGCGTACGCCTCTTCGGCGTAGCCCGGGCTGTCCCTCAGCGCGTCCTCGGGGGACGTCGTCTCGAGCTGCTGTCCGAACGCCTCGACGATCCGCCTGGACTGCGTGCTGTTGAGGGGCGTATTCGTGACGATCCCCTCGACGGTGAACATCGCCGGCTTCGTGCGGGCGTGGTCGGTGACGTTGGCGCCCTCCTCGACGGGATGGTCTGTCACCTCCACCTCGCCCTGGTGCACCTCGCTCGTCGTCACGTCGCACGTGATCGTATCGATCTGCGTCGGCGTCACCTTCGCGATGATCTTCATCTCGGCCATCTACTCAACCCCCGTCGCCGCGCCCGTGTGGTTGAGCATGGACTGGAACCAGGTCTCGAACTCGGTCCGGGCGGCGCCGGCCACCTGCTCAGGGGTCTGTCCTGGCGCCGCGGTGATGTTGAACTGCGCGTTGAACTTGGAGTTGATCTGCGTCGGCGCCTTGGCCACGGGCGGGCCGAAGCCCGGCAACCTTCCTGTGCTCAGCCACCGGAACGCCCAGTCGTTGTCCGCTCGGATGGTCT